TAGGGCTCCGATTCCCGATGTCACCATCGAGTTTCGGATCAACACTCAGACAATGTCGCTTTGACAGAATGGTGTTGTGGTTCGACCGTGCCCAACAAGGCGCGGTCGTACCAGATGATCTTGCCCCGTACATTACGGGACAACATCATCTCTCAACAAAGCAGGTACCTACATCTACTTTGTTGAGGCACGCAGGCTCAGCCTCAATTGGGAAGAACCTGCGTGCACTTGCACACTATGAATTTAGTGTACAAGATTCATCTGGGGAGTTAATCACTTCCCAGGTGAATGATGAAGTAGCGAGCCAGAGCGGCTACTCTTCATCGCTCGGTAAGCTCCTCGAAGAGGCAGCTTCCGAAAACGATAGCACGCCTGCATCAATGCAGGCACACGATCGAGACCAGGTTGAGTCTGACACAGACCAATCTGATCATGAGTCCACCTCAGGTACCATTGTACCTGAGGTGGGCCCTCAAGAGCGTAAACGCCGTCGGCGGAATGCGCGTCTTGTGTACTCGGACCCATGGAAAATCCATGCGGGTCGAGTGCTGGCCGAGGTGTCAGGAATTTCTGCACCTCGGCCTTTGGTCTGGCAAGGCGATGGACTTCGCCTGCAAGACCCGATTCCACCTAGGCTTTTAGGGCCAAAGTGGAGTGGATCGAAGAGAAACTCAGTGAGATTCTCTTCGATCTCGGACCAGGAAGTTAAATTAAACTTTCTGTTCCGGCATACGCATTGGGGGCATGCCCTCAGTGCGATTGCTTTTGACCAAGATCATGAAGATCATGCTTGGGCAAAAACCCTTAAGAAAAGAGTGAAATCTTTTATTAAGGGTCACTCTGATCCTCTTTGGTCAAAGAGGAAAAGAGAGAGGCTTCTGGCCGAACCGGATAAAATCCGGGACCAGAAGTCACGGTCTGATCGGCTCTTAGAGCTGCTCAAAACCGTCGACGGGATATTTTTGCAAAGATATTTTGCATATCCCGAAGAAGTGTGGACATGGGAAAAATTCGACATGTTCACACTGAAGAACATCGAACACCTGATTGGTGACGAGTTCTTAGATGGTGAGCTGACAGAGCATGCTCTGTCCCTCACCACTACTTACGAATCCATCAAAGGATTACGTAAGTCGTTCAAAGACGCCGCGCATCGCGGCGATCTTGGAACGTTTCTCACAGCCAAGGATGATACGTCCGAGGCGTGGGAACGCCCATTCCTTCCTGTCTACAGGAAGGTAATGGGCGAAGTAGGTCATAGGAAAACTTTCCTAATTGGCCTACTTTCACAAACTAGGGGGGCAGGAACGCCCCCCCCGCTTGTGCTTCTGAAGAGTAAAACAAAGTTCTTACGAACTGTCTCTTCAGAACCGGACAAGTACGTGCCTACACAGGCAGCACTTGTCCGAGCCTCACTGGAAAGCATACTTCAAAGTATGCCCGGTGAGGCCTTCACGGGCCTCTCGACGAAAGCGAGAGTATCCGTGACCACTTCTGCATCTTGGGAAGAAACCAAGGCTGCAGGAGGCACCACCGAGGCGATATCAGCGTTGATATCCTTCGGTGTCGCCGGTGTCAAGGTTCCAACATTGGACCTTGACACCGGAGTCGTCGTCGACTATCAAGGAATTGATACGTTGACGACCGGCGAGTACATCTTCTGGAGTTGTCTCCAGGAGGTACGTCGCACACCATTAGAAGAACTGCGATATGCGTTCTTGACTATGGTGAAGGAGCCTGGTAAAGGTCGTACCGTTACCAAGGCTCGTGCCTACTTAAAGGTCATCCTTGACCTTGTAAGTAGGATCTGTGCAATCCCCATGAAAAAGGGGATTGACAGCAGTTCATCCGGGATGTCGAAAGCGCATCACGGATGGAACCTCTTTCTTAACCTCATGTCTGAGGAAATGAAAGAGACAGTCTTTGAACCGGAGTCAACTCCGGAACAGACTGAATACGGCAGTTATGTAGAAGTTTCTACTAACTACCGTAAGACCTACGCATCGTCAACTGACTTTGAGGAGGCCACCGATCAACTCTCGCATGATTTTGCGGAGTTGTCGGGAAATGCTTGGATGCTCAAATGTGGCATTCCAAGGATTCTCCGCCTTATTGTTCATAACACATGTTATAAACAAAGGCGTATCTTCTTCCTAGCCAGCGGACCGCTGGTTACAATAGGAAGAGAAGAACCGGACTACGGGAATTCCGTACGTTCGGTTCTGCTTCGAAAGGGGGTCTTAATGGGAGACCCCCTGACGAAAATCGTGCTCCACTTGGCAAACCTAGTGGTGCGCGATCTCTCCAACAACATTCGAGATCCGAATTTGTTGAAGAACGTGCTGACCAATCCGGAATCGTTTTGTTCAGCACTATCTACGGGAGTGGGAATTTATTCCCCTCCGCGTAAATCGGCACGGAAAGC